TGGTTGTACGCATCATCTATGTCGTCATAGTACGTGTCTGGTAAACTGCCAATGTCACCAATGTTCTCAATGTTTTCATTGATGGTCTTTAATTCTGTGTTTAATTTGTCATTGTCCTGCTGTAGTTCTGCAAGATCTTTTTGTAATTTTGTTAATAGCTGTTGATGTTTCTCATCATGCAGAGCCTGCTCACAGGTTGGACAACGAGCATCTTCGGCATATTCGATGTCTTTGTTCTTTAGACTGATCTGTCGAGTGGTTTTGGTCAGGCTGTCTTCGTGATAGGCTTTTTCTTTTTGAAGACTTCGCAGTGCCGTCATGTCTTCCTGCTTTTTTTGTATCTGTTTGTGTGCAGACAATTCCTGTTCAATGTCCACTCGTTCTAGATCTTCTATAGCACTTTTGAATTTTTCTACGTCCTGTCGCTGTTGTGTCTGCCACGCAGAGTTCCTCAATTTTAAATTTTTAATCGACTCTTCTATTTTTTCATTGGAGTTTATAATAGAATCTAATTTAAGTTTTTCTGCCACAGCTTCTTCTTTGGTGGCCTTCATTTGTTCTTTTAGTAGGTCTGATTTCTGACTTAGAATGGTAATACCCAACAACTGTTCTATGATCTCTCGCTGTTCTGATTGTTTAGTGCTCAAGAATGGTTGAGAATACGTGTTCAGCGCCATTATGTTCTTGAACATGGAATGAGTCATGCCTAATAACTTGTTGATTTCTTGTTGTGTTTCTCTGTTCTCTCCCTGAGCTTCGTTGCTCTCCTGCTCGATGTCGTCTGCATAAAATCTCAGCACCTGGGGCTTTCTGCCTCGTTCTATTTTGTATTGTATGCCGTTCTTTTCAAATTCTATACCGACCACCATGTCTTTGGCATTGGTCTTGTTCACAAGATTATCTTTACGTATGTTGGTGAGTGCATCACCAAAGAATGCATAACTGATTGCATTTATAATAGTGGTTTTACCTGTGCCATTTCGAGCACCTGCGTCATCACCGCCCAAATCCATGTTCTCACCTATGACCAGCACAAGGTTTTTACCTTCAAAGTTGATGGCCTGGGTTTGATTGCCCACAGACAGGAAGTTTTTTACTGATAAAGTTTTAACGGTGAGCATATGAGTTAGGTGTTGACATCTAGATTGTTATATATTGCCATCAATATCTGTTTGTCGTAGGTCTTGGAATCCACGCCTTCCAGTTGTTTGATAACGATCTGATCCACGGAATCGAATTTTTCGATGGTCACCCGGGGCTGTTCCGCGGCATCCAGTTGTTCGGGGATCAATTGTAATTCCCTCAGCTCGTATTTTTCCATGAACGTCTCACGGATGAAGTTGGCCTCTTCGTAGGATATCTTTATGTCCAGTCCCACTCGCACATACATTTTTTCCTGCAACAGGTTGTCTGCGTTTTCCAACAGTTGTGAGATCTTATAATGACGATACACTGGCATGTCTGGCCAATCGATGTATTTGGGTCGGCCACCCCACTCCAGGATCATCATACCTCGAGCATCATCGCCGGCATCTGCATAGTTGTGTGGAAATGCATTGCCCATGTAATGGATGTTGTTTCGAATTTGACGTTTGTGGAAGTGTCCTGTGAACACATACTCTTGATTAACAAAATGTTCTGCTTTGATCTGTCCCACGTCCGGCATATCCACCATGGCATTCATTTTAAAATAAGGCAATTCAAAGTGTCCAAAAATATATTTCTGTTTTAGGTCTGGAATTTTTTTATATTCGTCTGGCTCCAACCACGGGATCAGTGCCACGTCGTCCATCAGCATCCATTCGTTGACGATATGCACATTAGGAATGTATCTCACAAATTCCATAGAGTTGATTTCTCTTTTTTCTCTGTAGAATAGATCATGATTGCCCATCAGCACATACACATTGTCAAATGCTTTGCCCAGTCGTTCCATGTTGGAAACTGTGTAGTTCATTGTGGAAACGTTCACAGAAGATCTATGATGATGCCAATCGCCTAGAAATATGCAGGTTTCACAGCCGTCCTTTTTGGCCTGTTCAATAAACCAAGTGATAAACAACTCCGAATCGTCATTGTGTACTCGCGAATTGCCTTTCAATCCAAAATGGATGTCAGTGAAGCACGCCGCTTTCTTAAACATTGGCATTTGTTATTTTACCTTTTCAAAATCTTCAGCAGTTACCGAACCGTCTTTCTTCAGTGTTCGGTTCAGCTCTTTTATGGCTTTCTTAGTGTACACTTTAACAGGTGCAACTGCAATGGTTCTTTCGACCTTTTCGCCTTTTCTGTCGATGTAGTGTGATTTTTCAATGACTATTTTTTTTAATTTGTTACGTCGGTCCACTCCTTCCGCTTTGGCCTGTTCCTCGTTTTTATTCTGTCGAGTGTAAGAGGGCAACATACCGTTCATTTCCATGATATCATCTCTGATGTTTTGATTCTTTTTCTCGATGTTCAGGATACGAGTGAATGAGTTGGTGATCGCCGCGGTGTAGTAGGCAAACGGATTGTCTGATTTGGATTCATCAAACTGTAGACCGATCTGTGACAGTTGCATCAGTGCCTGTGATTGCATTTCGTCATTGTAGGTGTAACCTCTCCAGTTGCTTCGAGTGCCGTATCTCTCACACAGTTTCATGTACATGAGTGCGAGCTTGTTCGTCATCTTGCCGTGATCCACTGAGAAGTGACCGTTCTTCATGCCACCTGTCCAGTGACTTTTACCCACGCAAACATTTTCATTTTTTTCGTTAATTCTGTAGTGCTGGAACGGAGGAAAATTACATTTTGTATGATGGTCTGCAACAGTTTTTGGATTCTTCTTTCTTTCATTGTCAGTGGGCACATGATCAAACATCATGACTCGAAATACTAGATCAGTTTTTTCAATTTTACGAGCTGACACAGTGAAGTCACTCATCTTTTGACGTTTGTTGCCTGATGCTTTTGCGGCCTCCCATGCTTCCTGTGTTAATCTCTTGGCTTTTAATTTTCTAGCTTGAGCCACTGCGGTAGCATTAATTTTCTTAACATCTGTAACGATGTAATCGTATTGTGCGTCTTCTTCGCTCACATATGAACAATAGCTGTTCTTGCTCTTGTGGATCTCTGCTAGTAGATCCTTGTTGTTTAAATAATTTACTCGTTTAGCCATTTGTTTCTCCTAATTAATTACTGTGTAAAAACCGTGTCGTAAGTGAATAAAGTGCGCCTATTAAAATGCCTATAAATATTGTTTAAGTATACACAAATTTTAACGGGAAAGCAACCAGGAACAAATGACACTGATAGATACACTAGGTAAAGCAGGCGGCAGTGTGATTAATAAAACACTAGGACGATTGTTTAGTGCAGGATTAAACAAAGGAGCAGAATCACCTCTAAACACAGCCGGCCAAGCTCGCTGGAGCAGTAGAACTGATGTCTCAGATTTCCGAGTGAAATTAACATTACCAGCGGCCAGCGATCTACGACCTACATTTTTTACAGGCGATCTGTTAAAACCGTTGAGTGAAACAGGAGGTATAGTATTTCCTCTAACACCGTCTATTATCCTACAGCATCAGGCCAGTTACAATCCATTGGCAACGACACACAACAATCATCCTTTCTATGCCTACCAACATTCAGAAGTTTCTAGTTTCACAGTGGTAGGAGATTTTCCAGTACAAAATCAGTCAGATGCTCGTCATTGGATAGCCACACTGCATTTCCTGAGAGCAGTGACCAAAATGTTCTTTGGTCAAGATGACGGCACAGGGTTGAAAGGGAATCCGCCACCAATATTAAAATTTAATGCATACGGTGATAACGTGTTTAACAACGTGCCAGTGGTTGTGACCAATTTCTCAGTGGAGTTGACCAACAGCGTGGATTACATTTGCACCAAACAAGGACAAGATCCAGCATTTGCCAACGTCAGAGGACCAGACGAAGAATTTGCCGCAGGGGAAGTAGACCCAAACTCATCACTTCCGACATCCTGGGCTCCTGCAATGAGTATGTTCAATATACAGTTACAACCAGTGTATTCAAGATCTGCAATGAAAGATTTCAGCATGCAGAAGTTTGTCAACGGGGAGTCCACCAACAAAGGATTTGAATTCATCTAATGGCTCAATATTCCAACACATCGCCGTATTTTACCACCCCCGAAAATACTATCAGTTTGGATTTTTTAAAACCAAGAACAATAACAGCATTTGACAGCGACATCTCATACACCATTAACAGAACCTATGCCTATCGTCCAGACCTTCTAGCGTATGACTTGTACGGCACTCCTCGACTATGGTGGGTGTTTGCTCAGAGGAATCCAGATGTCATTGAAGATCCTGTCTATGATTTTGAACCTGGCAGAGTGATACAACTGCCCAAGTTATCAAGTCTCAAAAACGATCTAGGAATTTAATATGAATAAGAATAACGATGCCTATAAAGGCAAGACCAAAACCGACGAAAAGTCTGATGTTCAAAATTTAGACACCACCCAGCCAAACCCGTTGAATAAGTTTGCATCATTCAACACGATATTCACATTGAGTGCATTGACTAGATTAGAATTAGAAACACTTTCATACTGGGATACCAGTTATAAACCACAGAATATAATTGCACGTTCGGGCGGTATTGGAGACCCCAACGCAAAAGAAAATGCCTCATTTAAAGTAACAGTGGGCGGCGCAGTAGACACCGGAGATGCTCCGTCAGACAAGACATTAGATACAGTCAGAGAAACACAAGCAGGTCTGGACAAAGCGATGGCCGACGTTAGAAACATTTTAAATCGTGGCTTTGATTTTTATTTTCAGAGTGTCAACATTAAAACACTGCCTTCGGCCAGCAATGACCGAATGATGACATCTGTGACCACAATAGACATGGAAATAATTGAACCGCTAGGGTTAAGTTTCATTCAGAGTATTAGAGCCGCCGCATACAATTCGGGTTTTTTAGATCATGTGGATGCACCTTTCCTGTTAACCATAGACTACAGAGGATTTGACGAAAATGGAGAGTCTCTCTCAACCGGGGACAGCTATGTTAGAAAAATACCTATTAAATTTATAAAAGTGGCTGTGAATGTGACCGGTGGCGGATCGGTGTACACGATCAGAGCAATACCCACGTCTGAATTTGCATTCGTTGATAGATTAAATTACACCAGAGCACAATTCACAGTCAACACCGAAGGAACATTATCTTCTTTCTGTAAGGATTTCACTAAAAAATTAAATGAACAGACCAGCGAAGAGCAAAAAGGTAAATTTTTTGAAAGAGCAGATCAATATGTTGTCACCTGTGATCCCAAGTTAGACAAGGAGTTTGCTGATAAGCAAACACAAGAAAAAATATTGATGCAAGATACCAATAATCCGTCGACAATTGATCAAAACACTCAAGCAAAGAGTTTTCAAAAAGATCAGTCCAAAACACCGGTTGGACAATTTGCCAAAGGCACAGGAATTCATGCAATACTGTCTCAGGTAATGAAAGTGGTTGACCCGTTTAGTGACATGGATTCTTTTTACAAACAGTGGACGGAAAAAGCCAACGGAGACCTGGCTAACCAGATATCTGATCTAAAAACTCCTGAACAGCGTGAACAATTCCTCAAAGAGAACGAAGACAGGTTCTATGTGAACTTTTTTAAAATAAACAGCTCTATACATCATACGACAGGCCCCGTGGATAATATAACCAAAAAACACACAGCGTTGATGCACTACCACATAGAGCCATACAAAATACACATTTTAAATTTTGCACAACCAGGGCTGTCAGCAAACATAAAAGAGTTTTTAGAAAACACCCGTCAATTCATGGCAAGAAAACGTTACGATTATATATTCACAGGACAAAACACAGAAGTACTGTCATTGGACATCAACTACAATATTGCTTATTACGCTTCTAAATACAAAGGGTTACAACAGCAACAGAATCGAACAGATCAGCCTGTCAACAATCTTTCCAACAGCTCTGTGCTGTACAGCAGAGACGGTCAAGTGGAAGTGAATCTACCGTTGATGGCCTATCCCGGAGGAGGAAAAACCACCAATGTGGGATTGTATGGAGCAAATGAAGCGTATGATTCGTTTTTAGATTCTTTCAGCAATCCAGGCGCAGACATGGTTGCCATAGACATGGAAATTAGAGGTGACCCGATCTATCTGAGTGCCAACCAGTTTAACATAATGGAAAAACCCAAAAATTTAGAGGGAGGAGTTTATCAGAACGTCAATGCTTCAAAAACCAAATTGGGAACCGGAGAAGCATACGATGTGAGGACGCAGTCGTACAATCTAAACCTGGCTGAGCCGTTCGTTATGATTAATTTCAAATCACCCGTTGATATAGATTTAAACACAGGACTGTATAAGTTCGACCAAGGAGACCAGGTGGTATTCAATGGTCTATACAGAGTTGTAACTATAGAAAACAAATTCGATGGAGGAACGTTCACTCAGCAATTACGGTTGATCAGGTTGAAAAACCAAGGAAACAAAGTTACCAAAGCAACAGGGGAGAAAACAAATGACACGTACTTGGCTGGATTGTTAGATTCACCCATCCCCGCAGAAGATTTCACAGACTTCCTTGATGACGGCAGTAACGGATTTTTAGATAACATTTTAAATTGGGTAAAACAAAAGATAAAAAAAGCCCAAGCACTTTCTAACAATAATCCCTTTGGTGGGAATGGAGCATAAACAATAGTATGGGAACAAACACAGGATTCATTGACGGTTCAATATCAAAACCAAACACAGAGTTTCAAAAATATGTACAAAAAAATTCTGGTCCATATGTGGGTCACGTTCTTAATAACAGAGACCCCAGCAGAATGGGTCGACTAACTGTTAATATACCCAGCATAACAGGATCAGAACTAGGCACGCAATCACAAGAAATTGTTTGTCGATATATGACACCATTTTGGGGAACCAAAACCAACAGATATCTAAACAGAGATAATGCCAACGAGTACGAAGGGTCTCAACATTCATATGGAATGTGGATGGTACCACCAGACATAGGCACTAAAGTTATGGTAATATTTGTGGAAGGCGATGCCAATCAGGCCTATTGGATGGGCTGTATTCCAGAACCGTATGTCAATCATATGACACCAGGCATTGGCGCCTCGACCAACACAGGAGCGACAACATCAGGCGGAGATCTTGATCAAACCAAACAACAGATTTATGGCACAGATAATCTACCCGCAGGAGAAGTAAACAGAAGAATATTATCTGAATCATCGGGATCAATCAAACAACCCATCCATCCATTTGCTGAAACTCTTAGGCAGGAAGGATTAATACAAGACACAGTTAGAGGTACAACCACCAGCTCGGCTCGTAGAGAATCTCCTAGTCAGGTTTATGGAATCAGTACACCAGGTAGAAAAAACCCAAGAAGTAAATCTTTGCCATTAGGAGGAACTGATAGTAATTTTAAAGACATTGTAGATAGATTAACCGGGCAATCTTTTGTGATGGACGACGGAGACGCAAACGGTGACAACCAACTCGTTCGATTACGATCAGCATCAGGACATCAAATTCTATTGAATGATTCTGCAGGTGTGGTGTATATTGCCAACGGTACAGGCAATGCCTGGATGGAATTCTCATCTAATGGATCTATTGATGTCTATGCAGGAGTGGGCGGAGTGAACATTAGGTCGGCAGGAGACATGAATTTCCACAGCGATGCTGGCATTAATATGTTTGCCAAAAAAGATATTAAAATATCCAGTGAAAGCGATATCATAGTTGACACCCTAAATGGTTCTATTCAACAGTATGCATATAAGGATATTAAAACGCAGACAGTCAGTGGATCAATCAGTTCTAAAGCAGTTGGAGGCCAGATAGTTTCATATGCCGCGTCAGGACAAACGCATCATACCAGTGGCAGACACGATCTCACAGGCAGTCAGGTGCATTTCAATAGTGTATCAATCGATCCAAACATAGTCGCTACCTATCAACCCACAGTGAGACGATATGTACCTGATGTGGATCCAAAATTTAAAAAGTCGCAGTTGCTTACAATCAATCCACAAGGCAACATTACCACAGTTGCACGAATGCCCACACACGAACCTTTTTATAATCACTATGATAAGGAAAATAAACTTAAAGGTTTCAGACCGAGTACAAATGACAGAATACCTGGCACAGCAGAATATATAGCTCATCAGAACAGACAAAGTCCTATCAACTCTGTTCAAGCCGCCCAATATCAGGCCGACCTAGAATATGAAATTACATCGCAAGGTGCTACCACATCCTCAAAGATTAGATCGATAGCAGAGTCGTTCTCAAAGAACTATAATACATCTTATAAAATTCCCGCTGACATAGGTATCAATCCAACATCAACAGCAGTAAAAGACATTGTTAATCAAACCATACAAAATATTACAAACCCATCCACCATGGTGGGTAATCTATCTCAGAACATACCAGGGACAGCAACGCAGGTCACAGACACATATAAAAATATTGTGGGAGGCAAGGTAACCTCAGTGACACAGACTGTGTCACTGGTAAGTACTGTTGGAAAAACAATTAGTTCCACAGTGAAAAATATAGGAAAAATATTTGGATGGTAGACAACAACACAGGCAAAACAGCAGTAACAACGACATCAAGAGCATTTAAAGGGTTTAGTTCTCGTGCTGACAACAACAATTATAAATTGTACGATTTCCAACTGCTCAAACAGAATCTAATCAATCGTTTAAGCATTAGAAAAGGCGAAAGATTAGAGAATCCCGATTTTGGTACTATCATATATGATGTACTGTTTGAACCACTCACAGATGACTTAAAACAAGCCATACTAGATGACATCACTGCCAACGTTAATGCAGATCCTAGGCTGTCTTCAGACAACATTACAGTGAGTCAATCAGATTACGGCATCTCCGTGCAGGTGGATCTGACCTATAAACCCTACAATATCACCGAAAAATTAATTTTTGGGTTCGATGAGAACAGTTCTCTAGGCCTGTCTTAATATACGCAGTTTATACAAACAATAAATACTCGTACATTAATGTATGGCCACTACAGATAGACAAAACCGATTATTAGTCGCCGAAGATTGGCGCAAAATCTACACTGCTTTCCAGCAGGCTGATTTCAAATCCTACGACTTTGAGACACTCAGAAGAACCATGGTGGCGTATCTTCGCGAGAACTATCCAGACGATTTCAACGACTTTGTAGAATCTTCTGAATATGTGGCTTTAATCGATCTTATTGCTTACGTGGCACAATCACTTTCTTTCAGGGTGGATCTAAATGCTCGAGAAAATTTCTTAGAAACTGCTTCCAGAAGGAACTCAATTCTACGACTGGCTCGATTGATCAACTATAATGTTAAAAGGAATAAAACAGCCACAGGATTATTAAAATTAGATTCTGTTTCAACGACACAGAATGTCACAGACAGTTCAGGGCAAAATTTATCTAACGTATCAGTGGTGTGGAATGATGCCACAAATTCCAATTACAGAGAACAATTTATAAAAATTTTAAATGCCGCTGGCTTTGATGGACAACAATTTGGAAAGCCGTTGGAGTCTGATAACATCGGAGGCATAAAAACAGAAACATATACAGTAAACAGCTCCAATACAGATTTGCCTATCTTTAAATATTCAAGAGCAGTGAGTGGTGTACAAAGAAATTTTGAGGTAATACCAGCAACTATATCTAGCAGTGATTCTATCTATGAGAGAACACCAATACCTGGAGGCGGATTTACATATCTTTACAGAACAGATGGCTCCGGAGATTCCAGCAACAACACCGGTTTCTTTTTTTTAACAAAACAAGGATCATTAACCTCTACAGATTTTTCAGTGACTCAATCAACTACAAACTATGTGCAGAACATTAATGTAAACGATGTGAATGACACCGATGTTTGGTTGTACGGATTGGACGATTTTGGCCAAATTCAAAATACTTGGACACAGGTTCCAGACATCGTAGGCAACAACACCATCTACAACAGCCTTTCAAAGAACGTAAGAAACATCTACAATGTAGTAACAAAAAATAATGATGCAATCGATCTTGTGTTTGGGGATGGTAATTTTTCTAACATTCCTGCAGGTTCTTTTAGAGTGTATCATAGAGTCAGCGATAATGCAAAATATGCAATACAGCCCAATGATATGCAGGGAATTCAATTTAATATTCCGTATGTTGACATCAACGGAGGCGCTCAGATATTAACTGTGACAGCAAGTCTTAAACAATCAGTGTACAATGCCGCGGCAACAGAGTCCAACGCATCTATTCAAGAGAAAGCACCACAGACATATTATTCACAGAACAGAATGATCACTGCAGAAGACTACAACGTGGTACCTCTGTCAGCGTCACAAGAGATTGTAAAAATTAAATCTGTAAACAGAACAGCATCAGGCATTTCACGAGCTAAAGATATTGTAGATCCTACAGGAGCATACTCAAATGTTTCTGTGTATGCAGATGACGGTATTATCTACAGAGAAGAATCTCAACCTACATTTACATTTACGTTCTCAAATAAAAATGATATTTTGAATACCATTAATAGTTCGGTAGAATCAAAATTAAAAGAATCATACTCAAGACAATTTTATTATTTAAAATATGGCACAAAAGATCTATCAGCTCTGTCAGCGAGCTGGGTCAGTACTACCACAGGCACCAACACCAACACAGGTTATTTCACAGCAGGCGGTCCTTTAGTACTGGGAGATTTTGCCACATCTAATTTGAAATATGCTCAAGCAGGAGCATTGGTTAAATTTGTATCACCTGATACACGAGAATTTTTAAACGGAGTACTGGTTACCACAGGCACCACCAATGCCGAAGATCGGTCTTGGGTAAAACTTTCTGCAGTGGACGGCGATGGAGCCAATGGTGGGGTAGGCAATTTAGAATCAGGCGTAGGTCCGGTCACACTTAATAATCAAATTCCAGCCAACGCAGTGTTGAGTGCTATAGTGCCCAACTTCGCTAACACATTTTCTACAACTTTAAAAACTGATCTACAGAATAGAATAGAAGCATACGACACATTTGGATTGAGATACGACGAAGAAAACGCAGAGTGGGTAGTGATAACCTCAGCAAATCTTGGTGACAGCACATTGTTCAGTACTGCTTACGCAGGCGATGCCACAAATACTAATTTAGACACCAGCTGGTGGTTCAAGTTCACCAATGATGGTAACACCTACACAGTGACTTATAGGTCATTGAAATACCTGTTTGAATCAGAGGGACAGAACAAATTTCATTACGATCGTACTGAAAGAATATATGATTATACAACAGGTCAAGTGGTAAAAGATTCTGTAAAAATTCTCAAGAACAACACTGTGCCTTCTACAGGTTCTGCTGTAGGCTACCCAATCAATTGGCAGGTGGTAGACACAGTAACAGAATCAGATGGATATCAAGACAATCGCAAAGTGGAAATAGGATTTTATGACAACGATGACGACGGTGTGGTAGACAATCCAGAAATTTTTGATATCATTGTAGAACCAGATACAAATGTCACTACAAAATTTGTGTTCTTTGAAACCTACAACAGTTACAACAACATTCAGAGATACAGGCCTTATGCGTCCAGCAACTTTATTGTGACGCAGAATGAAACAGATATTACTCTACCAGGCACATACACCAATGGGCAGTTGTTTTATTTCTATGATGGCGCAGAGAATGTGATCAAGCAGTACAATTCATCCACAATAGCTCTAACAGCAAACACAGATTACATTGCTAGAAGAGGAAGATCCTCCATTGATTTCCAGTATCGTCATCATGCAGGTCAGGACACTCGTATTGATCCATCTGTGTCTAACATTATTGATATCTATATGCTCGAAAGAACATATGATTCTCTGTTTAGAACCTGGTTACAGGAAGGCGGAGCAAAACCACAGTCTAGCACATCTGATCAATTAAGAATCAGTTATTCAGGCACGCTCAATCCATTGAAAGGATTAAGTGATCAAATCATTTATCATCCTGTGAAGTATAAAATTTTATTTGGAACCACAGCAGACGAAACATATCAAGCCACATTCAAAGTGGTAAAGAATTCATCTAGTAATGTTTCCACAGCAGTGATTAAAACCAGAACGATTGCGGCAATCAACGAATTCTTTGCTCTGAACAATTTTGACTTCGGCGACACTTTTTATTTTACAGAATTGGCCGCTTACATACACAATCAATTGGCGCCAGATCTACTCACTGTAGTGATAGTGCCCAACCAATCAGGACAGACGTTTGGATCTTTATTCCAGATCAGTTCTGCGGCAGACGAAATTTTCATCAGTGGGGCCACCGTTGATGATGTAACAATAATTGATGCTCTAGGCGCAAATCAACTTGCGGCTTCTGGCACAGTTGTAACATCAACCACGACAACAACAGCAAATACTCGATCTTCATCAGCAGTATCCTCGGTGACCACATCAACTTACGGTAGCACAAGTTCTACAGGTAGCAGTGGCACAGGATATTAACGATGGCAGATTCACCTCTTAACTCATCCAAAAACTACGAAGTGGTCACTGACAAGAACGGTGCCAAGATACGTAGATCCGTAGCACAGTTACCATCATACTATCGAACAGATTCTAATGAAAGATTTCTTTCCAGCACGTTGGATCAATTGATTCAACCCGGTGCACTAGAAAGATTAGACGGCTATGTTGGACGACAGTATGCCTACACAACAAAACCCACAGACTCATACATTTCAGCTACCAACGAAGCTCGTGTTGACTATCAGTTAGAGCCTGCTGTGACCTACACAGACCGAGACACCAGTTCTGTCAATCCAGAAGACCAGGTAAAATTTTCTGCCACCTACGATGATTACATCAATCAACTCAACTACTTTGGTGGTAAGACCGACAATCATGATAGATTGAACAGAGAAACTGTGTATGCCTGGAATCCTGCGATAGATTACGACAAGCTGATCAATTACAGAGAATACTATTGGTTGCCAGAAGGTCCAAATCCTATTCTAATTCCTACAGTGGGCACAGGTGCTGTCAGCGAAATAAAAGTGGTGAACAGTGGGTCTGGTGCTTATCAGTTCAGCACACACAACACCACTGACAATCCCACAGTCACTCTATACAGAGGCAACACCTATAAATTTATTTTAAATTCAGCAGGGCATCCTTTCAACATAATGACTGAGCCTTTTAAAACAGGCATAGCAGTGGACGGAAGCACGTCGGTGATATACACAGACGGAGTGACCAACAGCGGCATAGGAGTGGGCACTGTCACATTCACAGTGCCAGACACAGCTCCGGATGTTCTGTATTATCAGTGTAGCACACACGCATCCATGCATGGTATCTTCCAAATTAAAACTGTTTCAGAAACCACAACAATAGATGTTGCAAAAAATATAGTAGGTGCCAACAACTATACTTCTGCATCGGGAGTACAATTTTCCAATGGAATGAAAATTAAATTTGGCAGTAATGTCACAGACACAGCCACATATGCTGGTAAAGAATTCTACATAGAAGGAGTGGGTGACAGTATCACACTCACAGACACGGCAGAATTAATTGTGCCGGAATCTTATTCAGAAGAGAGCACCACACTGTATGACTCGATTGCCTATGATGACAGGCCATATTCCATCAGTTTCTACAGAGCAGTAACTCCAGACTACATCACAATCAAGAAAGACAGTTTAGACAGGAACGCTTGGTCGAGATACAACAGGTGGACTCACAGAGCGGTGATCGAAGCCGCCGGGGTAGCCAACGGATACACTCCAGAACTGTTAGAGAGTGATCGAGCAAAAAGACCCATCATAGAGTTTGATTCAGGATTGGCTCTGTACAATCACGGATTGATTGCGAAACAGTCAGTGGCTCTAATAGACACAGTGACCACAGATGTGTTCTCTACGATTGTGAATGCCACAGGTTATATTATTGACGGAATCAGTCTTGTGAACGGTATGCGAGTTTTATTCACAGCGGACACAGATGCTCTGGTTAAAAATAAAATCTACACAGTTAATTTTGTTACAGTGGGTGCCAACAGTGTGATAGCACTGACAGAAACCACAGACACAACACCCGCAGATAGTGATTCGGTGTTCGTTGAATTAGGAACCAACAATCAAGGTAAAACATATTACTATGACAGCAGTACAACCACGTGGAAAACAGGACAGACTAAAACAGTATTAAATCAACAGCCTCTATTTGCGATGTTTGATAATAGTCATACTTCTTTTGACGATACTACTGCATATCCTAACAGCTCATTCACGGGTGCAAAAGTATTCAATTATAAAATATCAGACACATCAACCATTGATACTGTGTTAGGGTTACAAGTAAAATATAACACTATTAATAATGTAGGAGATATTGTTTTTGAATCAGATCTAAGCTCAGGCACATTTACATACAAGAACGGAAACACTTTCCTTACAAAAAATTATGGAGCAGGACACCTGCATTATACCACTAGTAGAACCACGCACAATTCTAAATCTGCTTGGGTACAACGAGCAGAGCAGAGCAAACAACGAGTAATCAGAACCTACACAGTCACAGAAGATGAGTTGCAATACTTTGCTGTAGACGTTTTTAAAGACAGTAACAATCTTTCTGACCTAGCAGTAAGTGTGGATGTGAATCATATTAGACAAGACTTAACCACAAACTACACATTGGTGGACGGAACCACAAACAAATATGTTAAGTTTAATTTGAATCTTGCTGTGGGAGACCTTGTAAAATTAGAATGTTATAGTTCTGCTAAGAAAGTAGACGGAAAAGGTTTATACGAAGTACCAGAAAATCTTTCTATAAATCCTCTCAACGAGCAGTTAAACGAATTTACATATGGCCAGGTAATGACACACGTGCATGACATTCACGAAAAGAATTTAAACATCACAGGTACATTTCCAGGATCTACCAATCTTCGAGACCTGCCAGATGTACGATTAAAAGGCGGAACCATACTACAACACCGTGGACCACTGACTGCCGCCATGTTCAATTTGATCGATCAAAGAGCTAATGCAGTCTCAGCAATTGATTATGTGAATCAAGAATATCAAAATTTCCGACAGTCATTTTTAGGTTATCAACCCGGCACCACATACGATGGTGTAGTAGCGGACAGAGTAGATGAGATTATTGCTGACATGTCTGCAAACAAAGACAACAGTTTCCCATTCTACTATGAAGACATGATAGGTACGGGAGAAAATGTTACCACAAGAACCTACACAGTACAAGATGCTTCTGAAATAGAATATGCGATAGACGCACAATTTGACATTACCACAGTGAGCAACAGAGCTGTGTACGTGTATCTAAATGATGTACAATTAATCAGAGACACGGATTATACATTCAGCACAGCAGATGACAGTGTTAATGTATCAGCCACACTTGTTGCTGGTGATATTATTAAAATTAAAGATTACACAGATACCACAGGCAGTTTCATTCCGCCTACTCCAACAAAACTTGGAATGTATCCTAAATTTAAACCTGAGCTAGTATCTGATAATACCTATAGAACTGCAACCAATGTGATTGTAGGACATGACGGATCACGCACAGTGGCATACGGTGATTTCCGCGATGACATACTGTTAGAACTAGAGAAAAGAATCTACAACAACTGCAAGACTGTGTATGACACCACACTACTAACAGAGACAGAAGTAAGACCTTCCGTGTTTACAGCAACAGATTATACCAGTGCAGAAATTAACGATGTATTGAGCACAGATTTTTATGCGTGGGCAGGTAAGAACAGCATAGACTATCAGATCAACAACACTTATAAATCTGCAGATCCTTTCACGTACAACTACAACAAGTCTAGAAATATCATAGACAATTCCCTATTGCCAGGACATTGGAGAGCGATATACAAATTGTTCTATGATACAGATCGACCGCACACTCATCCATGGGAAATGCTAGGCTATTCAGAAAAACCTGTTGCGTGGGAAGACAATTATGGACCAGCACCTTACTCGTCAGGCAATGCTGTGCTGTGGGAAGACCTTGAAGCAGGATACGACAGAACACAGAACACCACAATAGAGAGATACATCAGAACAGGATTGAGCAATTACATTCCTGTGGATGACAACGGCCAATTAAAAGATCCCACAGCCGCGGGAGTGATACACAGTTATGAAGGTAGAGCTATCTCAGGCAGATGGAACTTTGGTGATCAAGCACCAGCAGAAACTGCATGGAGAAGAAGCACTGCATATGCTTACAGCATCGTTAAATTATTAGCATTAACTCGTCCTGCGAAATTTTTTGGATTGTTCTTAGACAATTCTCGTCTTACAACGAACACAGCAGGCAATGTGATTGACTCAGACACAGGCACCAGACAGAGATTAAACACAGCCAAATACCATTTAGAAACTGTAACAAACACAGAAACAGGAACAGTCACTCGATACCAAACAGCTGGGTATCAACCGCTGATAGTGAACTATTTGATTAAAAACAATCTTGATCCGTCAGTATTCTACTACGACAAGATGAAAAATTTAAATGTGCAGTTGGCATACAAGTTGGGCGGATTCACAGACAAAGACAATTTAAAAATTCTAACAGATTCTGTGTCGCCAGGATCATCTTCGGGCTCACAGTTTATACCAGCTGAGAACTATAAACTATTATTTAGAACATCTAATCCAGTAGCACGTTATGATTATTCAGGTGTACTGATAGAGATGAACACGAATGTTACAGCAGACGGCTCTTCTTTGGAAGGCGGTTATAAAGTGATTGGATATAATACTCTAAGACCATATTTTAAAACCTTTGCTCCGTTAAAGAATGGTAGTTCGTCTAACTTACAAGTGGGCAATGCTAGTGCTACTCTGTATCAACAGTTTGCCACGACAGCAACAGTGGTCACATACGGTACAGTGTTTCGAACTTCACAGGACGTGGTAGACTTCCTAACAGGATACGGCAAGTATTTAGAATCACAGGGTTTTTCTTTCGATGCATTCAGCAATGAATTAAAAGAAGTAATGAATTGGGATACTGCGGCTAAAGAATTCTTATACTGGACACGACAAGGATGGGCACCAGGATCTGCAATCACTGTGTCAGCAGGAGCGTCAGGATTTAACCTTACCACAGACAACAGCATTATCAGTCGTCTCACTAACCTTCTAGGAGAATATACCATAACTGATGCCGGCGGAAGAACCATTGATAAAAACAATATTTCTACAAAAAAAGTAGGCACAACATTTGGAATAACATCTAAAACTCCAGACCAGGGCATATACAATGCTGTAATGAATGCTGTACAGAAAGAGCACATATTATTGTTTGACAATCAAACAGTGTTCTCAGACATTATATTTCAATTGAGCACTGGATTCCGTCAACAGAGATTACGAATGGTGGGTTGGAAGACCGGAGAATGGAACGGAGATTATTACGCTCCAGGTTTTGTATTCGATGCCGCACAGGTGACCAAATGGTTGGCCAACACAGATTATCAAAACGGTGACACAGTGGAGTATCAAGCAGGATTTTATGTGGCAAAAACCAACCATAATTCCGGCAACACGTTTGATATCAACCAATGGCAGAAGAAAGACAATAAACCAGCACCTCAACTGATACCGAACTTTGATTACAAGATTGCACAGTTCAATGATTTCTATAATCTCGAGACCAACAACTTTGATGAATCTCAACAGAGATTAGCACAGCATCTAACAGGATACCAAAGCAGAGATTATTTAGAAAATCTTTTTGTCAATGATATCACACAATATAAATTCTATCAAGGATATATCAGAGAAAAAGGCACACAGAATGCCATAGACAAATTGTTAAAATCCAAATACAACAATGCTGATATTTCTTTAGACATTTACCCAGAGTGGATGATTCGCACAGGCGAATTTGGAAATGCCGATGGCAATAAATCTATTCAGGTCACACTGTATGACAACACGTTCAATGACAACATACAGAGCATAGAGCTTTTAGACAATCCCACAGACACAGTGGATTGGGCACGTTCTGCCACAGTGTCTAAAAATGATCTTTACAACAAACCTGTAGAGTTTACAGCCGCTTCTGCTTTCCCTCAGTATGATTATTCAAAAGAAGGAGTTACCAGAGACACTGTAACAACATACAAAACTGCAGGATACGTTAGATCGCAAGATGTACAGCACACAGCATTTGATGTAGACGATATTTTAAATTTAGATGTTGCACAACTTAAAACCAACGATTTGATATGGATAGCAAAAAAATCCAACACAGATTGGGACGTGCAGAGAGTGACATCTCCTGATGTTAAAGTGGCGAGCACACGATCCATCAACAGCGGCTCACAGTTAGAAGTTGTGCTGACAGGTGCTCACGGTTTTACAGCAGGAGATTATTTTGCTATATCTAATTCACAATTTGCAGGATTGAATGGTGTGTACACAGTGTACGCAGTGGTAGATTACCGTACAATTATTTTTGATTTTGGAAAATCAGATCAGGTGACAGGGTTGGGATTGTTGGCAGACGAATCCACGTTGGCCACGTACGGCAATGTGTTAAAATTTATCAGTGTTCGCCTGTCTTCGATGAACAATGTAAACGATCTGTTATCATATGCGGACTATCGAGACATAGATCCAGTGAATGATAGAAACGGCGATCGAGTTTTTGCAGACACAGACAGTGCAGGACTATGGAACATCTATGAAAAATGTGATCCATACACCACACGCACTCTAGCATCGCCTGATTCAACGAGCCTGCAGGAGTTTGGACATAAGGTTGTAGCAAGGAATGACGGAAGAACAGTGATCGTTTCTGCTCCTGGCGCAGGACAAGGCACTATACATTTCTTCTTTCGACGTCAGAACACAGCAGGTGATGCATTCACTATTCAAAACAGTTTAACAATGACCGACAGTATCACTGTTGATGGAAACTCCACAGCAAGATTAGGAGAAAGTCTATCAATCAGTTCAGATGAAAATTTTGTAATGGCTGGTGCTCCTTATGCAAACCCTGAATTAAGCGACAGCACAGTGTACACAAATGCTGGATTGATTAAAATGTACAAATGGAATACAACAGCATTGAACTATCAAGAATCGACCACTATAGTTCCACCAACAGATGGGTCGTCAGCATCAGTTGATTTAAATTTTGGATGGAGTCATGCACTAGCAGGTGCTACAAATTATCTGTATGTGGGAGCTCCAGGCAGTGACAGTGACACAGGTACAGTGTATATGTACACATGGGACGGAGTGGACACATGGACACAGGAATCGAGCTTTGGAAGCAATGATGCAGATGCAGGACAGAGATTTGGCCACAGAATCGCAGTCAACGACAACGGAGACATAATTGCAGTGAGTTCTCTTGCGCCAGGCAATGCGGGAAAAGTAGAAATATTTACTAGAAGCGGCACAACCAATGATGGAAGCACACAATTTCAATGGGTACACAGACAGACCATTAATGGTGTGTCTTCGGATGGTAGCACAAACAATTTAAGTTTTGGTGAAGCTGTAACCATGAGCAAAGATGGCACACGATTAATAATCAGTGCACCTGCTTATGATAACGGAGAACAAGCAGACGCCGGTGCAGTATACTACTACAAATGGGATGCCGACGGGGATTCCACACAGGCATTTACTCTGCAACAGACTATAACAAGTCCAGACACACAGACTAACATGCGTTTTGGATCTTCTCTGGATATAAATGATGCAGGCACAAGAATAGTGATTGGAGCAGAGAGATCGGCCAATTTCAGAACCATGCAGTTTGACTCAGGCACGACCACTTTTGATCTGGGAGACACCAACATCGGTGATCTCAACACAGGGTCAGGTGGAGCGTTCACTGCCACGATGTACGATACACAATTTGTGATAGATGATCGCTTAATCACAGACAGAGTCACAGACAATGATGATTTTGGTAAAGGCGTGTTCATAAACAATGATCAGGTGTACATAGGGTCACCCAACGATGACAATTCTGCCACAGACACAGGATCATTAGCAGTGTTTGACGTGACTACCCCAGGCACTTATGCTTGGAGTCTGTTGGTGAATGAAGAACCGCTGATAGACAATACAAAAATTCAGTCTGCTTTTATATTTGACAGATCTAAAAATGCTATCATAGAGTACATAGATTATTATGATCCTATCAAAGGCAGAATACTAGGTATTGCAGACAGAGAAATAAATTACAAAACAGAATGGGATCCAGCAACATACAACGTTGGCACAACAGACAAAGATGTTAATGAGAATCAAGCGTGGGGAGAAGAACACATCGGTGAAGTGTGGTGGGATCTTTCTTCTGCTCGTTGGACTTGGTACGAGCAGGGCACACAAGAATTTAGAGCAAACAACTGGGGTCGACTGTTTCCAGGATCCACAATAGATGTGTATGAATGGATAGAATCCACACTACTGCCATCGGCATGGTCGTCGAGATCCAACACAGCCACAGGATTAGCGAACAACATATCTGGACAACCATTAATAAACAATGACACGGTGCTCACAGTGAAACAAAAATACGATTCTAAATTAGACGGATTTGTGAACTACTATTATTATTGGGTAAAAAATTCTGTGTTCATACCGGATTCGTCAAAATCTGTGGTCACAAGAAAAAATACCACAGCTTACGTCAGTAACATTATTACAAATCCTTTCGCGAGTGGATTAAAATATTTTGCTGTAAGTGCCTCCAACAAATTGATCACATTCAATTTAAAAGACAGTCTAGCAAATTCCAATGTGGTGCTGGATGTGGATTACACTGCCAACGAACATGAAGGTAAAACTCACAGTGTATGGAAAATTATACAAGAAGGCAACAAGGACGATCGTCCAGCTACAAAAATTGAATCGCAATGGTGGGATAGTTTGATCGGAATAAACAGTGCAGGTGACGCAGTGCCTGACATTGATTTACCAGTGAACCAGAGATACGGCAACAACATTAGACCACGTCAGTCTTGGTATGTGGATAGATTTGCCGCTTTGAAACAGATCGTGGATTACACAAACTCAGTGCTGATTAAAAACCAATTGGCCAACACTATCAGTTACACAAATCTAAATTCTGCAGAAGCAGAACCCACAACACAATCAGGCATATGGGATGCCGCAGTAGACACCCATGCTGATTTAACCTATATTGATACTCGAGACATATCGGGCAATGCCAACTATCTTGTACGAGCCGATGAAGAAAACAGCAACGGATTTTGGGCAATATATCAATGGGATGGATTAGTATTTTCAAGAACACGAGTGCAAACTTACAACACATCAGCCTACTATCGATTGGCAGATTGGTATGCGGGCGATTACAGCACAGCCACAGCAATAAATCGTCAGGTTGTATATCAATATCAATTAGACACTTTAACAGTTGCAGTGGGCACAGTGGTCAAAGTCACTGCCGCAGACACAGGCGGGTGGAAATTATTTGTACGCACCAACACAGGATGGGACAACGTTGCCACAGAAAATGGCACAATACAGCTCAGCACCACACTGTATGATTATGCGTTAAACAACACAGGATTTGCTGGTGAGGATGTGTTCGATGGCAACTTCTTTGATGCAGAACCTGTTTTAGAAACTCGTAAAATTTTAACAGCACTGAGAGATGATATCTTTGTAGGCGAGCTTAAAGTGGAATACAATAATCTATTCTTTATAGGTCTGAGAAAAGTTTTAGAAGAACAGATATTTGTAGATTGGTTGTTTAAAACCAGTTTCATTAATGTGACCAACAGTGCTCGAGCACTAGACCAAAGAAAAACCTACACCACAGGCACAGATGAATATGTGGAGAGTTACATCAATGAAGTTAAACCGTACCACACAAAAATCAGAGACTATAAATTAGGCTATACCAACACAGAGGTTCAAGATGGATTGTTCTCTGACTTTGATCTACCTGTGTTCTATGACGCAGAAACAGCAACAATTCGAGCAGTAAATCCTAACACAGACACAGCATTAATTGCAACATATCCGTACAAACTGTGGAACGACAACTATAAAAAAACAGTCAGTTCGATCACAGTATTCAACGCAGGAGCAGATTACACACTGGCTCCCACAGTCACTATCACAGGCGGTGGAGGCACCGGAGCCACAGCAGTAGCGAAAATCAGTAATGGTTCTGTACAGAGCATCACAGTTACATCAGCAGGATCAGGATACACCACCACACCATCGGTGATACTATCAGGCGGACAATCAGGAGGTTCAGCACCGAGCACTCCGTCTCGAGCATATGCTAATTTAACGAACGCAATGGTAAGAGACATTGATGTTACAATGAAATTTGACCGAGTAGCACGATCAGGCACAGTGTTGACATGGACAGCATCTACATCTTATGCAGTAGCAGATCTTATAAGATACAACAATGAATTATATCAAGTGGTTACAGCATACACATCCACTACAGATTTTGATGACAACACAGATAACCTAACAAAATTGAGAGGTGACGAATCTTATATCACTGCCGCAGAAAGAACACTAGGACTTTATAATCCACAAACAGGCATGCCAGGCAACGAGTTAGCACAGTTGATGCAGGGTATTGATTACGGCGGAGTGATGGTAACAGGTCTTGCATTCACAAATGATCAAGGATGGGATAGCTCACCTTGGTATGATGCAACTTGGGACACATACGGAACTACTCGAGTAAAAACTTTTTATGGAGACGGATCTACTGCTTCTTACACATTTGATTCTGCACCGAGTGCTACAGATGTTTACACAGTTTATTATAGCGGTGTGAGACAAATTGCAGATGTATTCAGAGGCGACGGTATCACCACATTATTTTCACTAGCATCAGCGCCAGGAGCTGGAGTTAAGGTAGAATTAATTCCTTTTGATGACGATAAAGTATTAACACCAACAGATGACAGAACACTCGATACGTTGATGTCAGGTGGATTGTTTTCATCTGCTGTGGGTATTGCACCATCGGATATTCTAGTAGAAGGCGACGGCTTTATTACACCAGACACTTCTTACGCACCAGAAGAAAATGTACCAGGATCTATGTTTGACACTCTGGACATAAAAGTTTACACAACTCCTGAGTCGGGTGTGCCGTTTATAGTAAACAGAAATGCTATAGGAGATGCAGTGACCACCACATTCTCGATAGGTCAACGACCGGGCACACAAGCAGGTGTGTTTGTCTCAGTAAATGGAACCACTCAAACACTAGGTACAGAATTCACAGTGGATGTTGCGGCAAAAACTGTAACATTTGCTTCAGCACCAGCACTGCATTCAGTGATCAACATCAAGAGTTTTGCAGTTTCAGGATCTAACTATGTGGTTCTAAATGATTTCACAGGTGATGGAAATACCACTGCATTCACAACATCTGCCCGAGACACCTATCAGTTAGACAGTGCTCTGCCAACTCTATATGTGACAGTGAATGGAGTATCGACCACAGCTTATACCACAACAGAATCTAATAAAACAATCACTGTGAATTTTAACTCTGCACCGACAGCAGGTCAATCGATACAGGTTGCAGGATTCAATCAGGATTCCACTGCACGATCATATGCAGAATTAAGATCCAACACAATCACGTATGACGGATCTACAACAAGATACGCATTGACCTATCCACCAGGAGCGATAGGACCTTACGCAGGATTAACTCTAGCAGAAGTTAATGGTGCTCTGTTGAGAGGACCTGACAACACTTATTATTATGCAGATGGTTCCACATATTCTTATGGTGTGGTTGCAGGTCTTTCAGATGATTCTACTGTGGATCCTGCAAAAACAATAACCAGTACTGCACAAATAGAAGTTTATATTAATGGTACTAAAAAATTCTTAAGCACTGACTATACAGTGGACACAGGCACACAGACTGTATCATTTGTAACAGTGCCCACAGCAGGAGATATAATTGCTGTTACTACACTAGTAGACAAACACTACAGAATGGAAGGCACAGACATTATATTTGACACTGCACAATTGACCGCGGACAGCATAACATTTAATGCTAATAATGTAATAACAGTTACAACATTTAATAATGCTCTAGGTATGAAACAGCGAAGAGAAATATTAGAAGGAAGACCGTCAGGTGAATACTATCTAGCTCATGAACCTCTGAACGCAGATTATGTATATGTGGTATTAAACTCTACAGAAACATTAGTAGCAGGGTTTGATTATGTATTAGAAGGTAATAAAATCACAGTATCAGGTCAAACTTTTACGAGCAGTGACCGATTGGATGTGATGTATTTTGCAGTAGAGTCTGCTGTGAAATCCACAGGATTTAGAATTTTTAAAGACATGTTGAACAGAACATTCTACAAACGAATTTCTCAAACGCAAACCACCACATTGACTGCGACTTTAGATATAGCAGACACTGCGATGACAGTGGCAGATGGCACACTGGTGAGTACACCAGTAGCATCAATCAATGCACCAGGTGTAATTTTTATAGACAAAGAGAGAATAGAATTTTTCCAAAAATCAGGCAACACTCTTTCACAATTAAGAAGAGGAACTCTTGGAACAGGAATTAAGGCACATGCTGTAGGCGCACAAGTGGTAGACGCCGGCGGCAATCAAACTGTACCTTATGCAGATACCGTATACACCAGCACACACACTGGTGATGGTTCGTCTGCCACATTTACCACAACCCATGCACCAGCTTCTGCTGACGAGTTAGACATATTCATTGGTGGCCAACGATTGTTGCTCACAGCAGAAGATGGTAGCACAGTAAATTACACAGTGGATGGGTCAACGACAGCAGTGACTCTTACCACAACAGTGCCATCATCGGGTGTGCAAGTGAAAATATTACAAAAACGTGGACAAGTTTGGTATACAACAGGTGCCAGCACTGCATCAAATGGTGCAGGACTACAAAAATCAACAACTAACCAAGGTAAATTCATAGCAGAGGAGCCAACAAATGCACCTGAATAAATACAATACAATGACAGAACAATCTAAAGAGACAGAAACAGAGAAAACTGAGATGAACAAGCCACAGGATAAAAACGGAGTGTTTATGCAAGGTCATATCAAAATTTGGGATCCTTCCACGGGAGAAGTAATTGTGGACAAGCGTAATGCTATTCATTATGAGAACATGAGTTCTGCATTGGCCAACAGCCTAGCAAACAAGAGCACAGGATTTGTGCATGAAATGTCTTTTGGAAATGGTGGAACCACAGTGGATCCAACAGGAATTATCACATACCTAACTCCAAACTCCACAGGTACAAATGCTTCTTTGTACAATCAGACTTACTATAAAGTGATCGATGATAATTCTGCCACAAACAAAGACACCACAAGAAATAAAATGGAAGTTCGACACACAGCCGGCAACAAGTACACAGATATTGTTGTAACCTGCACACTGGATTATGGTGAACCTGCAGGACAAGCGGCATTCGATAACACAACAGATTTTAATGGCAACTATGTGTTTGATGAATTAGGGTTGAAATCATGGGAAGGTACAGAAGATGGAGCAACAAATAAATTGTTAACTCATGTAATTTTTCATCCAGTACAAAAAAGTTTGAACAGATTGATACAGATTGACTACACAGTAAGAATACAGAGTTTAACCACATTTACTGAATAAGGATTAAATGGCGTACACAGTAAACAAAACAGACACATCGGCAACACCTAACAGTTACACTGTGCAGGATTCTGTGGTTAATGATCAAACAGATATTAATCTTATAGGAAAAGGCTATGCAGGGTATGGAGAACAGATTGCTGAGAACTTCCTACACATATTAGAAAATTTTGCAGATCAAACTCAACCCACTAAACCTATTATAGGTCAATTATGGTATGATAAATCAGAAGACAGATTAAAAGTTTACACCACATCTAATGTGTTCTCACCGTTGGGCGGTGCCACATATGCTACAGATGCTCCGTCAGGACAAGTTTCAGGAGATTTTTGGATTAATTCCAGCACAGGACAATTATATTTTTACAACGGCTCTTCCAACGTACTAGTAGGACCACCTTCATCCTCGGGAACCACAAACGGTCTAACATTTGAAGTTATAGCAGACTCCACAGACACTGACCAAAATGTTACAAATGTGTACAACGATGGCACAAGAATTGCAATTATATCAGAGGATTCTTTCACACCAAAATCTTCTATCACTGGGTTCGCTTCAATCACAGCAGGTATTAATTTATCCACTGATGTGTCAGGTAATAAACTCACAGGCACTGCCACAGATGCAGATGCACTGGGCGGAGTTGCCGCGGCAAACTACTTGAGAAGCAATGCCAACGACACCACATCAGGCACACTGGGTATTGTGAATGATTCTGGATTGACTGTTGGTGCAGACAACGATTTTAAAATACAAGTAGACAGCACAGGTGCTGTTATTTCTAACATCACTCCTGACACAGACATCACATTCAAAGTGAATGATGGCGGTGTAACCAACACAGTAATGACCATCGATGCATCATCGTCTCGAATAGGTATTGGCACTATAACACCATCCACAGCATTAGAAGTATCTGGTACACTTACAGCCACAGCATTCGCAGGACCGTTGACAGGAGCAGTCACAGGAGCGGCAAGCTCCAACGTATTAAAAGCTGGAGATACCATGACCGGCACATTGATATCTCGAGCAATCAGACCTTCAGCAAACAACACATATGATTTAGGCACATCCAGTTTTGGTTACAGCATGGTATATGCTAGAGCAACATCAGCACAGTACGCTGACGTGGCAGAGATGTACACTGCAGACTATAACTATGAACCCGGCACAGTGTTGGTGTTTGGTGGCAACAAAGAAGTTACAGTATCCACATTCGCACAGGACACTCGAGTAGCAGGAGTGGTATCCACCAATCCAGCATACCTAATGAATAGTACATCAGATGGAGTTGCTGTGGCACTGTTGGGTAAAGTGCCAGTGAAAGTGTTTGGACAGATTTCAAAAGGAGATCTATTAACCACAGACGGACAGAATGCGGGTCATGCCAGGAAAGCAATAGATCCAAAAACTGGTACTATAATAGGTAAAGCATTGGAGAATCATAGTTCAGCAGGCACAGGGATGATCTTTGTATCTGTAGGAAAACTATAAATATAGGTATATGGCATACGTAATTAACAACACAAGAGGCACAGCACTTACCACAATCACTGACGGTACAGTGGATAACACCACAACATTGCAGTTGTTCGGTAAATCATACTCAGGATTTGGTGAAGGACTCAACGAAAATCTTGTAAAATTATTAGAAAATTCAGCATCCACATCAGCACCGTCTGCTCCGATAGAAGGTGAATTATGGTTTGACACATCCACAGCACAGATCAAAGTGTATGATGGATCAAGTTTCAAACCCACTGGTGGAGCAAAAGTGCAGAGCACACAACCCACATCACCCTCAGCAGGAGATCTTTGGCAGGACTCAACCAACAGTCAATTGTATTTTTATTCAGGGTCTGCATGGATATTGGTAGGACCACAATACACAGCAGGACAAACACTGTCAGGTTGGAAAATTGAAACAGTCACAGCATCAGGTGTCAGCAAAGTTATTTCATCCATGTACGTGGGCAACATTAGAGTTGCTATACTTTCAAAAGAAACATTCACACCAGATTCTGCTATCACAGGCTTTGCATCGGTTAGTGCAGGTCTCACATTAAATTCAACACTGGGAGCATCATTCTCAGGTAATTCAACGCAGGCATCAACACTAGATGTGTCTGGAACAACAAACACCTCCGGCACTGTTATTGCTGGTGGTAACTTCCTACGAGCAGATGCGGCAGACACCACGACAGGAGCATTAACAATAGATGCAGACGGTGGTATTGTTGTTGGAGATGGCCAGGAGTTTTCAATCACAGCAAGCACAGGAAACATAACTCTTGCACAAACATCTGAAGACAAAAATTTATCAGTCACAGTCAATGACGGAGGAGTAACAAAAACTCCTATAGCAATCACAGGATCCACAGGCAATATTGCACTAACAGGTGATGTGACAATCACAGGAAATTTAAATATTTCGGGAGAATACAATTCTTCGGTATCAAACATCTCAACCTATGATGATGCTTTTATTAAAGTAAATTCAGGAAACTCAGAAGCTGATTCAGGAATGATTG